AAGGCCGTGGAGCTCACCATCTGCGGAGATGATGTTCTGCAGGCCGTTGATCGCCTGATACACGTCGTTGTTCGGCACCGTCTGAGTCGAATCAGACGAGGCGCGAACGAGCACCGAGCCGACCGTGACGCCCGTACCGTCGCTGACGGTGAGGGTGCGGGTCGAACGGTCAATCGCCGTGACGTAGAACGCCTTAGCGTTCAGCGGCGAGTTAGCCGGGTCAACCGGCGCGGCGTAGACGTCAAGGTACTCCCCACCCTGAAAGTAGATGGTGGTGTCAACCGTGATGTCGTTACCCGCAACAGCCGTCACAGTCGCAAGGGCACCGTCGCCGGTCCCGAACGCCTGAATGTTGACGTGCCGCTTGAGGTCGTCAGTGATGCCCTCCATCTCAGCCTGCAGGGCGCGACGGAACGCACCCTCGTTCGACTCGCTGGCCTTAAGCAGCTGGCCAGTGATGTTGAACAGACCGTAGAAGTACCGCAGGTCCTCACTGATGTACTTGTATCCCTGATTCCCCGGAGCCGGAAGAATAGCGTTCTCGGCTCGCGGACCAGTACCCTGATTCCGCGACGTGCGGAGGGGGATACGGAACTCGTTACCAACAAAGTCAATGCCGGTAGAGTCCGCCACAATGCCCCGGAAATCACGAGAGGCATGCGGCATGTCCTGCTTGTCGTCACCGTCACGAGTACGGAGACCGAAAAGCAGGATCTTGTTAGAATGCAGCTGGTCACGAATCGGACCAATGAACTTGGTCTTCATCGCTGCGCTGAAACTAGAAGTATCTGCCATTAGGCTTTCTCCTTAATTGATCTAGCGCGTTGACCGACTCGTCCTGTCTTCCGACAGGAAAGTGTCAATCGCGCTCCCAAGATTGGAGTACTCGTCCTTGTTAGGCACACCACTAGTTCCCTCACCCACGGGGTCCGGCCCATCCATCTCAGCCGGTGCCTCGGGCGCGCGGTGGTACTTCATGTACCACTCCATTGCGCTGTCCGGGTCCCCCTCAAACGCGACGATAGCTGCGTGGAACAGATCACGGTCGAAGCCGGGCACCTGCTGCTCAATGTTGACCAGAAGGTCCTCATAGGCGGCGTCCTGCTGTGCCTCCTGCTCTTCCATCATCTTGCTCATCACCCAGTCGCGGTACTCATCCCCCTCTTCGGAGTCCTCGTACCCCTCTTCGTCGTCATCGTCATACGGTGTGGGACTGTGCTCTGCCTCGTCAAACTCGTCGTACTCCCCAATGTCACCAGACAGGCCGAGAAGCTCGCCCATCTGCTGATAAGTGCCTTCCGGGTCGTTGTCCAGAGCCTCGGCCAGTCCTGCCATGATCTGTGCGGCCTCCATGTCCCCACCAAACAGCTCAGACCATCCGGCCAGATCCTGCTCAAACTGGGTCATGCGGGGCTGCCAAACCTCCCGCAGATACTGGTCAATCCGAGGGTCATCCAGACCTCGCTCCGCAAGGTCGTTGGCCCACGGCGCGGGTCCTGCGTCCTTGGCCTCCTGCTTCGACTCAGAGTTCCCGTCGGAACTCTTTGTCTCAGACTTGGGCTGTGACTTGGACTCCTTGCTTTCGGTCTTGGGCGTGTCAGACTTGGACGACTTCACGTCCTCGGGCTCAACTTCAAACCCTCCGCCTGCTGGTGCCTGTGCCTCTTCGCTCATGGTTCCTCTTTCTGCTACGCTGGTGCGCGGCGGTTGGTGTTCATCATCGCCGTTGCCTCAGCAGCGGCAGCGGCCATGTCAGGGTTTCCCGACATCGCCGGAGGTCCAGCTTCCATTGGCGCGGGTGCGCCTCCGGGGACCGGCGGAGCAGCAGCTTCCATCGCTGCCATCTCTTCCGGTGCTGGCTCGTTGGGCGGACCACCTGTTCCGGCGGTCGCCTCGATCTCTGCAACAGCGGCCATGATGTTCATCAGTGCGTCACACAGCGGGGAGCCGGGCTCCTGCTGGTGGCAAATCTTGTACATCTGGCCAAGCGCCTGCTCGGCGGCGTCTGCTGCCTTGTTAAACTCTGGGGGGTATGCCCCCTGTCCCATTCCAGCCTGTGCAGCGGAGGGCATGTCCCCCTGCTCCATCGGCATTGGCGGTGCGTTAGTACTCATTCAGCCTCCTATGGCTGGACGGGGGCCATAGGTCCCGGCCCCTCTGGTTGCGGTGGGCCTGCTGGCGGACCAGCGGGCGGAGCTCCCCCAGCCTCCGGGGGCATCTGAGGCGCGTTAGGGTCAATGCCCTGCATCGCCATCTGCACCTTAGACTCTTCCAGCGCCGCGTCAATTGCAAGCTGCTGGTGGGTGTCAAGGTGGAACTGGAAGTAATTTTGAATCTCTGGGTCAAGCTTCTTGAACGCATCCGTGTTCATGTAGCGGCGGTGCTCCATGATGTGAACAGCGTGGTTGTTCCACTTATCAGGCTGGATGGGCTTCGGCGTGCCGTCAAGCACACCCTCCATCAGCTTGTTCTCACGGTACGCCTGTGCCTTGTCCTGCGCCTCGGGCAGCAGGTCCGGCGACTCAGGCGCGAGGTTAAGAAGCTCCATGACCTGCTTCGGGTCCTCAATGACCTTGTACTGCCACAGGTTCAGCACGCGATCCCAGCGACCAGCGATGCTCTGCGGCAGGCCGGTGGTGGTCTGCGTGACCACGCGAAGCTCGTCGCCAGCGGGGATGCGGTCACGCTGAAACTGGAAGACCTCAATCATCCCCTCGTCGTCGTAGCTCTTGAGGATCTGGTTGGCGTCGCCAAACTCCTTGAGCAGCGACGAGCACTGCCACAGGCCCTCGGCCAGCGCCTCTTCCAGAGAGTGAATGGTGTCCTTGAGAACCTCATCGTCGGTCTCCTGCAGCAGCTGGATGGCCTGCGCGGCCTCCACGCGACCGGGCACGCCACCTCGGCTGACCTCGTGCTGACCGGCGATGTCCTGCGCCATCTGCGTAAAGCGCATGGACTCACCCTGCACCCACGACGGCAGCGCCTGAATCTCAATGAACTGCGGCGAAGCGTCGGGAGGACCGCCGGAGGCGCGCAGCACCTGACGCGGGCTCGCGTCCGGCTCGGCCTCAAGCTCAAGCGAGAACGGAATAAACCACTTGCCATTGGCAAGGTTCCGGTTCTCAATAATCTGCGACTCCACCCGGTTGAGCTCCTGCTGGGGACCGCGAATGTAGTCCATGACCGAGGCGTACCACTTGCTGTTCGCACGCTCAATGTGCCCGATGTGGGTAAACGGCATGTGCCCGTGTGCGTACGGGAAGTCGCCCTCGTGGATGATTTCATTCCCGGCATACACGACGTATGCGCCCTTCTCACGCGATGCGTTCGGTGGCTCCCAGTATTCGTTAACCACTACGCCGGGCAGGTTGGCATACACTGAGTCGGTGTAGTTGGCGTAAAGCCTGCCCTCAATGCCGGTGAGTACGTTGGTGTCATTGGAGTCGAACTTCTTGTTGTAACGCTCTTCGGCGGTCTCACGGTCAAGGAACTGCGAGTGGATGACCCAGCGGCAGTCAACCATTGACTTCGCGTACGGGTCTGGGTACACGTCGAACGGCGCACACACCGCCATCTTGGCGTCGGCGTCATTAGAGTCCCAGTACCACTTGAGCCATGCGTTACCCGTCGTCACAATCCAAAACGATGCGTTCCGAAGGCGGCGGTCCATCTTCCATTCTTTGCGCCAGTTGCGATACTGGGCGTTCAGGACGCGCGCCATGTACTGATCGTCCTCAGCATCCGTCCGAGGCAGCGCCTCAACAATCGGGACGGTCTTGAGGATCTTGGCCCGCTCACGGCGCGTGATGGGCATGCAGATGTTGTGGGTGGTCCGCTCGGTGCCCGGCGTCTGGACCAGCTCAATCAGGCGGTTGGTGGTCAGGTCCCACTCAACGTACTGCTCGCCGTTGACATAGGCCAGATTCATCCACCAGTCGGGCTCCCAGACACGACGGCTCTTGCGCGCGTACTCCTTACGCTCCGCGAGCTCCATGATGTCCAGCTTTGCGGGTGTCTTATCGCTGTCGTCAGCCATTAATCAAGGGCCACAGTGAACAGGCCCGAATCCTCCGCTGCAGCCTTAAACTTCTCCCACTCTTCAAGCTGCTTCTTAAGATTGGCGATTTCCTTGTCCAGCTTCGCCAGCTTATTCTCAGCCTTCTTGTCGCCCTCAATGCGCTTACGCGCCTCGTTGGGCGTGATGTTGTAGATTGCGGCGATGCCTTCAATCATACTCGTAACACCGATGAAACAGTAGGACGCCTCAAGGACCTCCACGCCGGGGAACACAACGCCCCGCTCGTTATTGCCCGTGTTGAGACATCCTGCAAACATCGGATCAGGGTTAGAGTTGAACGCCTGCGCCGTTTCCAAGAGTTGCGGTGTAGTAGTCATAGCTTGTATTATATCATATTATAGCGGTTACGGAGCTTCTGGGACTTGATTTGACTGCTAACTTGGTCCCAAATCTGGCTATTTAGCGTGGAAACCGGCTTTTCTACCGCCTGAACGGGCTGATTTCCGTAAAATAGCGTAGCAATGTACTGTGCAGCGTCTACAAGGTGGTCATCCTTCTTACGTGGCCGCTCAGCCCCGTCGGTTTCGCGCTGTACGTTGATAGATGCCCACCTATACTGCTGGAATGCAACAGATGTCATGGGGCACTGGTCGGATAGCACCAAATCGCCCCTAACTAGCAGCTGATTTAGGGCGTTAATGCGCGATGAGTAGTCTTTGCTGCCCAACTGGAAGTGAAGTCCGTGCTCAGAGAACCAATATTGGATAGATTTCATAGATTCGCCCATTCGGTTGCGAATAGCCGGGTCTGCGGCGCGATATTTGATGTTCTCGCCCTGTTCCAGCAGCTTAATCGTCTTGGCAACGTCGTGAACGCTCATAGTCTGGTACGATTCGCGCGACTGAGCGTCTGTCGGGTCGTAAGTCTGCCACTCTCGGTACTGAACCCAGCGTGTTGACCCCGGCTTGCGCGCCCACCACACGACAGCCGTGGGGTTCCTGAGCCCCCAGTCCA